TACAGACTTCAAAGAATATCAAAACCTAGGTCTACTAAGTAAGACTGCTGGTATACGCCAGGCTATAGGCATAGGACCGCAATACTCTGATGCAACGATTACTATACTTTCATCGGCAAATAATCCAACGTATCAGTTTAAATTTTATGAAGTGTTCCCTACCAGTATCTCGTCATTCCCAATGTCAACTACTGATAGCCCTGACACCGCCATTACTGCCGATGCCACCTTCAGATATTCGTATTTTGATGTTGCAAAAGTAAACTGAATTTGATATACTCCTAACAGGAGGTTTGCTATGAACAAACTTGATGAACTGCTACAAATGTGGGCGAAAGATTCTGTTATTGATAGAACTGAGCCTGGTAAAGAACTAATCAATATACCCCAACTACACAGCAAGTATTTGAACATACTTTCTCGGCACCGCCTTCTCACAAAGGAGGCAGAGTTCAAGTATAATAGAATGAAGAAGATAAAGTGGGAATACTATACTGGTAAACTTGATGATGAACAACTCGGTCAATACGGTTGGGAACCATTTCCTTTTGTGTTGAAATCCGAGATTACTACATACTTTGAGAGTGATGAAGACTTAAACAAACTAACTGCACAAAAAGTTATGCATGAAGAAATTGTTGAAGTCTGTCAGAGCATACTTAAAGAATTGAATTCACGCACATTTCAATTGCGTGACTTTATAGCATGGGAAAGATTCATACAAGGTGTTTGATATACAATTACTGAAGGTCAATGAGGCATACATTCGTGTTATTTGTGAACGCAATATAGCTCAAGAACTTTCAGATTATTTTACCTTCTATGTACCAGGTTATCAATTTACACCTGCATACAAGTCTCGTTATTGGGATGGTAAGATACGACTATTAGATTTACGGACCATGAACATATATCGTGGTCTTGTACCGTATATCGAAAAATTTTGTGAAGAAAGAAAGTATACGATTGATGTTGATGTTACATTAAAGGTAACTGAAAACTTCTCTGGTGTTGAAGCATCAGAACTCATAAAAAGTCTTAACTTGCCTTTTGAAGTAAGAGAGTATCAATCAAAATCTTTTCTTCATGCAATTAGGCACAAACGAATTCTACTGTTATCACCAACTGCATCAGGCAAATCTTTAATAATCTACCTGATTCTTAGATATCTGCAACACGAACACAAAAAAGGTTTGTTGATTGTTCCAACCACATCATTGGTTGAGCAGATGTATAAAGACTTTAAAGACTATGGTTATGATTCAGATGAATACTGCCATCGTCAATACTCTGGTAAAGAGAAACACACAAACAAGTTTCTCACTATCACTACTTGGCAATCTATCTATAAGAACGATGCCGATTACTTCGCACAGTTTGATTTTGTTCTAGGTGACGAAGCACACCAATTCAAAGCAAAGTCACTTGCAACAATCATGTCTGGTTGTGTAAATGCTGGTTACAGAATTGGTTGCACAGGTACACTTGATGGTACTCAAACGCATAGGTTGGTACTTGAAGGTTTGTTTGGTCCAGTCTATCAGGCAACAACAACAAAAGAACTGATGGATAATGACCATCTTGCCAAATTCAAAATCAAATGTCTGATACTGAAATATCCAGAGACTGTATGTAAACAATCAAGAGATTGGACATACAACGATGAGATGGATTATATCGTCCTAAATAAAGCAAGGAACGAATTCATAAAGAACTTAGTTCTCTCACTTGAAGGTAACACACTTGTATTGTTTCAGTTTGTTGAGAAACACGGTAAAGAACTGTATGAACTAATCAATCAAAATGCCAAGAAGAGAAGAGTTTTCTTTGTATTTGGAGGCACAGATGTTGAAGTTAGGGAATCTGTTAGAGAGATTACTGAAAAAGAAAGTGACGCAATTATTGTTGCTTCTTATGGTACTTTCTCTACTGGCATTAACATTCGAAACTTACACAACATACTCTTTGCCTCTCCTTCGAAGTCTCGGATTAGGAATTTGCAGTCAATAGGTAGAGGTCTTAGAATTGGTGACAACAAGAAAGAAGCAACTCTAATTGATATAGCCGATGATATGAGAGTAGGCAAACATACCAATTATACCTTGAATCACTTCATCGAACGTGTTAGAATATACGATGATGAAAAATTTAACTACAAGTTTTACAACATAGAACTGAAAAATGGATAACATAAAAATTGTAAGACTACAGAGTGGTGATGACATTATCGCCAACTATATCGAAGATGAACAATCAGGATTAGTTCACCTTGAAAGACCTATGTCATTATTCTTTAAGAGACTATCGTCAGGCAAATCAATGATGATGATGAGCCCATGGTTACCACTAGAGTTAGTGAAAGAAAATTGTGCTGATTTGTATAGTCAAGACATTCTTACGGTAATTGAACCAAGGCAATCTTTGGTTGACTACTACACTACCGCAATGAATGAAGCACAACAACTTATTGAAGATGCCTCAGATGAGTTAGATGAGTCGATTCGTAGTGATGAGGAGTATGAAGATGATGACCTGGATCCTGCCGAGGTGTCTGAAATGATACAAGAACTTAAGGGCACTAGAACTGTTCATTGAAACGGAACACCGCCATTGTATCGACATACAAAATTGTTGTCAAGCATTATTGTAGGCAGATGTGAAAATATACCTTGCTTGTGCAAGGTTACTATGTTAGAATGGAATCGTTATGAGTAAAAAACATTATGTAAACAATGCAGACTTTCTTACCGCACTTATAGACTATCGTTCTAGATGCGACACAGCTAAGAAAGAAGGCAAACAAGACCCCCGTATTCCTGATTATATCGGTGAATGCTTTCTCAAGATTGCAGAACACCTATCAAGGAAGCCAAACTTCATCGCCTATTCCTTTAGGGATGAAATGATATCTGACGGCATTGAAAACTGCCTGATGTATTTCCGTAACTTCGATCCAAACAAATCAAAGAACCCATTTGCATACTTTACGCAAATCATTTACTATGCCTTCCTTCGTAGGATTATGAAGGAGAAGAAACAACTGTATGTCAAGTATAAGGCAACACAACAGTTCGGTATTCTTGATGAGAATGAAGTGTATGAAGATGAGAACGGCAACATAAAACAGTTTGAGTTATACGATAATATATCAGAGTTTATTGAAGCCTTTGAAGAGAATCGTGAGAAGAAAAAGAAAATCAAGATGAAAGGTCTTGAGAAATTTATCGAATCAACTGACATTGAAATACCTAAAGAACTATGAAAATTTGTATTCTTGGTGACACACACTTCGGTGCTCGAGGTGATTCATTAGACTTTCATGCATACTTCAAACGATTCTATGATGAGGTATTTTTTCCGTATTTGGTTGAAAATGATATCAAGGTAGTCTTCCAACTTGGTGACTTGTTTGATAGACGCAAGTTTATCAATTTCAATTCATTGTATCAGTCGAAAGAATACTTCTTTGACAAGTTGGTTGAACATAACATTACGATGTATGCATTGATTGGTAACCATGATATCGCATACAAGAATACACTTGAAGTTAATTCGCCCGAACTACTGTTGAAAGAATACAGTAACATCAATATCACAAAAGATTTTCAGACATACATGATAGATGATATTCCTATTGATTGTGTGCCTTGGTTGTGTGATGATAACGAACAAGAAATCTTTCAGAAGATGAAAGACAGTAAATCACAAATCTGTTTCGGTCACTTTGAGATTTCTGGCTTTGAAATGGATCGTGGTAATGTATGCAATGAAGGTATTGATAAGGCATCGTTGAGCAAGTATGATGTAGTCCTATCAGGGCATTTTCACCACAAATCAACGAATGACAATATCACCTATGTCGGCACACCATATGAAATGACATGGGCTGATTATCAAGATGCAAAAGGGTTTCATATCTTTGACACCTCTACCCGTGAGATGGAGTTTGTTCGCAACCCATATGATATGTTTGTTAAGATATTCTATGATGATGCGAAACAAGACTTTGAATGGTGGAAAGGTTATGACTTTGTATCTCTGAAAAATACCTATGTCAAAGTAGTTGTCATCAACAAACAGAACCCATATCTGTTTGACAATATTATAGATAACCTATACAAAGTAGGTGTTTCTGATATAAGTATTGTTGAAGACTTTACTGATGCGGTACTTGAGAATGACCAAGAATTGATTGACCAGGCAGAAGATACAATGACAATACTTGGTAAGTATATTGATAACTTGACACTTAATGTAGATAATGATAAACTTAAGGCTCTGATGAGAGAAATTTATATTGAAGCCTTAACGACTGAGACTGAATGATAATATTCCGAAAAATTAAATGGAAGAACTTTCTTTCCACCGGTAATAATTTTACCGAAATAAAACTAGATAACGCACCTAACACTTTAGTTATAGGTTCAAACGGCGCAGGCAAATCTACCTTGTTAGATGCTTTGTGCTTTGTGTTGTTTGGTAAACCGTTTCGTTCAATAAACAAACCGCAGTTGATGAACAGTATCAACAATAAAGATTGTATTGTTGAGATTGACTTTAACCTTGGTAACAAATCTTTTCGTATCGTTCGTGGTATCAAACCCAACGTGTTTGAAATTTACCAAGATGGTGTATTGGTAAACCAAGATGCTGCATCAAGAGACTATCAAGAGTACCTAGAAAAATCTATTCTTAAGTTGAACTACAAATCGTTCACACAGATAGTAATTCTTGGTTCTGCATCATTCACACCGTTCATGCAGTTGTCTGCTGCTGACCGCCGGGCTATCATTGAAGAACTGTTGGACATCCAGATTTTCTCAGCAATGAACAACATCATCAAAGAGAAGATTACAATCAACAAAGATGCTATCACAGCAATCAAACATGAGATTGACTTAGCTCAACAGAAATATGACCTACAAAAACTTCATACAGATGAAGTGGATCAAAACAATGCAGAAAAGGTAATTCAGTATGAATCAGCAATACAGATTTCTCTCGGTGAAATACAAGAGATTCACGCCAATACCGCCAACACTACGACCAAAATCGAAGAGAGGTTACAGTTGGTCTCTGGTAAGAATCAAGTTGAAACTAAACTCAAGACGATTACAAAACTTGAATCGCAGATTGAAGCAAACCTATCCAAATATAAAAAGGATATCAGTTTCTTTCAACAGAATGACAATTGTCCAACCTGTCGGCAAGAAATTGCCTTGGGGTTTAAAGAGACCGAGATTGCCAACAATAATCTAAAGGTGACTGAGTGTGAACATGGTCTCAGAGAACTAGAGAAGAAGCTTACAGAAGAACAAAACAAACTGAACATCATATCTGAAATACAGAAAGAGATTCAGAAGTTACAGATACTCGTTGCAACCAACGATACTGCCGTAATTGAGAAACAGAAATACATCAAGACAGTTGAGAAACAGTTAGAAGAACTCAATTCGAATAAAGAGTCCACAGCGAAAGAACAACAGCACTTACAAGAATTGTTGGATTGTCTGTTAAAACTACAACAAGACTTAAGAACATTAATAGAAGAAAAGACATATTATGATGCTGCCTCAGGTTTGTTGAAAGATACTGGTATCAAAACCAAGATTGTGAAACAGTACCTGCCAATCATTAATAAATTAGTCAATAAGTATTTAGCATCGTTTGACTTCTTTGTGAACTTCAATCTTGATGAATCATTCAAAGAGACAATCAAATCAAGGCATCGTGACGAATTTACTTATGCTAGTTTCTCCGAAGGTGAGAAACAGAAGATTGACTTGGCTCTATTGTTTAGTTGGCGTGCAGTTGCCAAGTTAAAGAATTCTGCAAACACCAATCTGTTGATATTGGATGAGGTTTTTGATTCTAGTCTCGATGCAAACGGTACAGAGTATCTGATGACGATTCTACAAATGCTTGAGGGTGCGAATGTATTTGTCATATCTCATAAGGGTGATGTTCTGCAAGATAAATTCCGTAATGTTCTTCGTTTTGAGAAGGTCAAAAACTTTAGTAGGATTGTCAAATGAATTTCCAAGAATACTTGTCACACTACAAGAATGTAATTGATAGAGAAGTAGAAGGTTGGTTTTATCCTAAAGATATCATCATTACTTACGGCATAATGAAAGAGTTGCAGAAACCACTTGGTGATGTTTGTGAAATTGGTGTCGCATACGGCAAGAGTGCTATCGCATTGTCTCAATTCAGAGGTGAGAACAAGTTTCATCTCTTTGATATCTTTCCAGAAGAAGCAAAACAGACCGCAGAGGCTAACATTCGTAAGTTTGGTAATGCAGACAATATTGAATGGCATTTACAGGACACAACCAAACTTAGGTATATTGATATGGTATTTGACAAGAAATTTAGGTTTCTACATATTGATGGTTGCCATGAACACTCTGCGGTGTTAAGTGACTTGATGTTGTTCAACCTACAGATGAGTGATGATGGTGTGATTGCACTTGATGACTTTCAAGACCAAGAGTATCCTGGTGTCAATAGTGCAGCCTTTGAATTCTCATTATCACCTATCAACTACAAAAACTGGAGAGTGTTTGCCATCGGTGACAACAAGGCATATATGTGTCAGAAGGCATACCAAGAATATTATCAGAAGGCTTTAGTAGACTACATAGTAAAAGCTAAAAGTGAATACAATGTACCGTTTGATATGCATATGGGTTTGCGAGAACTCCTAGATATCAATGTCCTTATGTGTGATTCTCGTACCAAGTGGGATCCTGAAGTTATTAAGGCATCATTGTTTGATAAACCAATAATTGGGTGACATATGATACGATTGCACTTGTTTACAGATAACAATAGAACAGCCGAAGTTTTCAAAAAGAAAGGCAAACATGAATTCATGGTCTTGCTTTATATAGCTGATATAGACTATAATAGTGTTAAGTATTTTAACAATGAACAAGAAGCAGAAAATTGTGCAGAAGATTGGGTGTTAATGAAATGAGTGAAATTCTAACTATCAATACCGAACAAGGTATTATCAAAGAAGAACAGGTTGAACCGTTGCCGTTGTATGATGAGAATCATCCAATGTTGCGACAGGTCATACCTGAATATGAAATTGGCCGGCTGCCTAACCCTGTTATGACCAACTTGGTCAAAAGACTAAAGTTGACTATGAAGATGTATAGTGGTCTAGGGTTATCGGCAAATCAATGTGGTGTATTTGAGAGGGTGTTTGTTATCGGTAATGGTGATATGACTATTACCTGTATCAATCCAAAAGTTATGTTACAATCTAACACCGTTAAACTTGATAGTGAAGGATGCCTTTCTTTTCCTGGTATGTTTCTGAAAATCGGTCGACCTGAGTCTATTGATGTTCAGTTCTATGATGAGAATGGTAAATTGCATAATGCAACCTTTGATGGATTGACTGCTCGTTGTTTCTTACATGAGTTGGATCATATGAATGGTATCCGTATGATAGAAAAAATAAAGCCGTTGGCACTACAGATGGCAAGAAAGAAACAACAGAAGTTGATTAAAAAAGTGAAGAGACTACAGAATAATGTTTGACCCAAAAGATGATGTTGAAACACAATGGAAGAAGTGGCAAGAAGCAAATCCTGAAAGCAGTTTCTTACCTGTCGATGAGAATACTCTGCGTGAGCAGACAATCAAAGACCTTACCTATGTGTCAGCAATGGATGTCCGTGAATACACTTTGTACCAGAAATGGTGTGAAATCAAAGACAAGTATCCTACATTCGTAAACAACACACTCTTTGGTGAAGAAGTTCAGTTAGAAAATCCTGCTCAACAGATTATTGTTAATGAAGTTAAGAACAATATCTGGTTGCCTAAAGATGCAGATGACTACTTGAACCTTGAACCTGTATTGATTTATACCGACGATTCTAGTAAAGTGTTTCGCCAAGGTATTGATGGTTCTATCGTTGAAGATAGAACTAAGCGTAGTGACTTACCAGAAAGATGGAATGCGGCACGAAACTTCATTTCAACAATGAAGAACAACAGTAACATCGGTCGCAATCTAAACTTTCTTGTTGCAGACAATAAGACTGGCAAGTACCTTGGCGTTATCTGTATCTCATCCGACTTTCTTGACTTGACACCAAGAGACAATGCTATTGGTTGGTCGAGAAAACTAAAGACACAAGGCGGTATGATTAACCATACTGCGATTGGTTCTACTATTGTACCGTTTCAACCACTTGGTTATAACTATGTTGGTGGCAAGTTACTTGCTCTACTATGCCTATCTGATGAAGTGCAGAGATTGTGGAAGAAACAATACGGTGATAGATTGGTTGGTGTCACAACTACATCATTGTATGGTAAGACCAAAGCAGGCGGTCTGTCACAATATGATAACCTTGACCATTGGAATCCAATGGGTTTCTCATCAGGTTCTGTATCGTTTGAACCAAGTAGAGATACACGATACTTGATCCGTGAATGGTTGAAAACTAATCATACACGCAAATACTTTGAGTGGTATGTTGCGAAGAGACCTAGTGGGCAACCACACAAGCGTGACCATAAGAATCGTTCGCTGGCATTCGTATACAGTAAGATGCAGATTCCAAAACAACTGATTCGTACCGAACACGCAAGAGGTATCTACTTCAGCCCACTC